CCCTGTTTGAGCTGGCAGGCAGAGATACCCCTTACCACGAAAAAGACAAATGTATATATGTCTTAATCGCGTAAGATAAGAGGTTTTCTATAAGTATAGGCTAGGTAGTCCCCGCCGTCGCTGTATAGTTTTTTTGGCAAATACTGCATATCATCACTTCTCTACGTCCTAGCTCCATGCTTTCCCCCCGTGCTTTTGCACCCGTAGCCGCCAGCCGTGCAATTTATAGGGTATGGCTCCCTAACCGCTGCACACGGTACCACGATAGGCCTTTGCCGTCTCGCCTGTATAGGCCCTTTATCATAACCTATACAGCACATGTACTTATATCTGCGCTCATACATGCGGGGCAATGATTTTATATACTTGGCACATTGCAGGACCAACAGTTTTTTATACTAGGTCTGTGTACGCCTAGTCGCTGTTAAAGCGGTTTCTGTTATTTAGTTTTAGATAAAGTCGCCATTTGCTTTTATATAATTGTTGACAATGTATGTCGATATTGATAGAATAGTTACAGAAGCTTAAACCGGCCCTGTTTTGGGCAAAACTAAAGTAGGCTCCATGATTCAGATTTTTTAAAATCGAGTTCATGTAGTTGTAGAAGTCATAAACCGGTATACACTGGCCTTATGAAGTCACAGTTTGAAGTTTTAAACGGTTTGAAGTTTTAAATGTCTAGCGAGCATTTTAAAACGGCTTCTATTTTTTTTGCCTTCTTTGATTATAGTCGCTGCCGCCGGAAGCGTCAATCTTAAATTTTAGCGCATCTCTTCCCCCCCAGCTCCCGAAATCTCCGCTAATCTCTGTTTTACTCCGTTTTTCGCGTTTTTTCGCTGCTTTTCTCATGTACGAAAAAAATTATGTTGACACAGTCCCGGTTTGGGTTTAAACTTTACTTGTGCAACTCCTAATAAATATATCGTTCTTCAATTAGTCTGCGCTTTGATACAGGGACCCAGAACAAGGGTAGTATAAAGCGGTGTTCCAGACGGGGAAAGCGCCATCTCTGGTTCGTACTCGGAGAATGGCGCTTTTCTTTTTATGTGTTATATTAATAACGGTAGCTAACTTGTCTGTCTCTCTCCCTTCATTTTTTCATTCTTCCTCCGGTATGACCTCGGCTGCTTGTCGGTCGGGGTTATATTTTAAAATTTATTTTATACCCCCTCTTGATTATTTGGTACTAAAGTTGTATAATCATATCAAAGGCAGGTGAATAATTTGAATAAAGTAAGTAAAAAATGGATATGGATAGGCTTGTTGTGCGTGGCCTATGATAGTTTTATTGCTCGGCCGTTCTGGCGTGTGATTGACGCTTTGGCCGATGTAGTGTTTTTCATATTAAATCCAAGGCGTGTATATGAACCTGAATTCTGGCTGTTTGTATTGATTCTAGTGTTGGGGGTGTTCTGATGTTAGTATGTCTTCGACACATGGACAAAAACAAAAAGCCTTACGGACCTAATGAAGTCTACGTTGTAAACTCGCTCCAAAAGTTTGTTGCGCTTGTGATGAATGAAAAGATAGGCTGCACATTCCGTCAGCTGTGTGAAGAATACGGCATAGCGGGGCAGGATTCCCCACCGCCAGACGTTTACGCAATGGCGATTAAAGAGGCTTACTATCATCACGGTATCGAACTTAAAATATCAAATAAAGGGTAGGTGATTGTTATGACTGATGAAATCAAGTTCCCGCTGTTGAAAGCCAGCGATATAGATGTACGTATCGACGACTTGCGGGAGATGAACTATAACAACAGCTCATACGTCAAATGTCGGCTGCTGCTTTATAAAAACGCCCGTGTTGATATGAAGTACCTTGATGCAATGTTCGGGCCGATGAACTGGCAGCGCAAACACACGCTGATAAACAACGAGCTTTTCTGTTCGATTGAGGTATGGGACCACGACAAAAAATGTTGGGTCTGCAAGGAAGACGTAGGCGTAGCGTCCAACTATCAGGCAGAAAAAGGCCGTGCGTCTGACTGCTTCAAGAGAGCCGCTGTAAATTGGGGCTCAGGTCGAGAACTTTATACAGCGCCGAATATCACATTTAACTTGGCCCAGAACGAAGCGTCTATAGACGGTAAAAAAATCAAAATCGCGTTTGGGGTAAGCTTCCACGTTGGGCATATCGCCTATAACGAAGATAGAGAGATTACAGAACTGGTTATTCTGGACGCCAACGGCTCCGGCCGTTTCTTCTATCCGGCCAGTTTAAAAACGTCTTATCTCCAACAGCACCCGGAAGCGGCACAAGCACCTGTACAATATACTAAAAAGCCTGTACAGAACGCACAGGCTGCCCCTAGAAGCGTCCAACCGTCCCCACAAGGGCAATCACAAGTGCGGAACGTTTCGCAACCTTCTGACGGCAATTCTGGCGCTGTAAATGTCAGAAGCGCGCCTAGTCCGTATATGTGCTTAAATTGTGGCGTTGAGATATCGCAAACTGTGCGCAGGATATCAGTAGAAAAGACAGGTAAGGCGCTTTGCATGTCTTGCCGGAATAAAGCATTATCGAATAAATAAGGAGTGATTTAAGTGTTTATAGCTGGTTGCGTTTGTGAAAACTGTGGTAAATTACTTACGACGAAATTCACTACTATGGGAAAACTGATAACCTTTGCCCGTGATTCTGGCTGGTCAGTTTCTAATCACCGCCAAGGACCGGACGGGAAGCGAATGTATACATACTGTGATGACTGCCGCCAACCGGGTATAGGTCGGCCATTGGGTCGGAAGAAATAAAGAAATAATAAAACGCCTCGAATTCGAGGCGTTTTATTTATGTCATTTTCACTTATCAATCGATTTTACATTAATTCGGTTACGCAGAAAGGATAGCACGTTTTCCTGTAACCAGTAATACCGTGTACCCCTGCTGCTATATAGTACCTTGTGCGGCACATCTTCTCGAAGGTCTTTTTGTAGCTCCTTACAGCGCTTTCTAAAGCGATTCACGGTTATGTCAGGCTCGAACGTATTAAGAAAGTGCCTAATCAATCGCCCAGCCTGTACGCCAGATATAAAGTCCATTTTTTGAAGCTCTTTCCGGCGTTGTATCTGTTCTTTATAATCATAGTTACGCAAGCTTACCACTCTCCCCAGATAGATTCTATCCGCTTATTCTCCCGGTTCTGATAGTCTAAGTATTCATCCAGCAGGTCCCTATCGCTACAGGCTTTCATCTCTGCGCGCAGCTTTTTCATTGCGCTTTTACCGGGGGGGCTTTCAATGCCATAGACGCGCGTCACGGATTGCGCTAGCAAATAGGCGTCGTAGGTTTTTTCAAATAACTTTGCTTTGCTTTCTGCGGTAATCATGGCGCTACTCTCCTATTGGTTTTCAAAGTATCCCGGCTTATACTCCCGTTGCAGCCAGTGATAAAACGACAGTTCACATGTATGAAATGCCTCGTTGTTGGGGTTTACCATACGCTCGTTACAAACGTCGCGTATAGGACATTCAAAACAATCCTCTATGGCTACTAGGTTTGATAAAAATGCCCCCAATTCTTCCGGGGGCATTGTACGTATTTTGTCCAAGTTAGTCATACTACTTACCGTGGAACATTTAACACTCTGCTGACTGTTCCTGCGCATTTATCGCAGAAAGCAATGGTATTTGCGGCATTACTACTGTCGGCAGCCACTCGAAGCGTTTTTACATTCTCCCTCGAATGGCAAATATAACATTCTTCATCATGTTTAACTTTTACATACTCAATCAATTTATCTTACCCCCGTACTGCCGAAGCCGCCATCGCCCCTGTCGGTCTCTGAAAGCTCGTCCACTTCTACAAGCTCGGCTTCTTCTTGCTTCCGCAGTATCATCTGTGCGATACGGTCGCCTGCTTTGATTTTTTGAGGTATGGTTATACAATCTAACATACCCGACGAAGGCATTAGCCTGCTTTCATACATTGCCTTTACTTCGTTTCTATAGCCGTTGTCTATGATTCCAATACTGTTCGGCTGTCGTAATTGAGTTTTTAGGCCAATACTGCTTCTCGGTACAATTTCCACATAATAACCTTCTGGTGGCTCTATCATAAAGCCTAAGCCAATTAATACAGGCGCTGCGCCTACGGTAACATCTTCTCTTGCGTAGCAGTCCCACGCAGCATCTGTTCTATGTGCTTTAGTTGGCATTTTTCCGCCCGGTAGTAGTTTAATTTTGATTTCCATTTTTTCTTCATCCTTTCATACTGTTTATCTAGTGTTATTTGTTTCAGTTTAAAAGCAATGTAAACTCTATCTGCTGTTGACACTCCACGTCTTTTTAAAAGAATAAGTGCCTTTACTATCTGCTGTGTTCTGATAGTCTTCATTGATTAATCAGCCTTATAACGTGGACTTTATTCAACTTCCAGTTGACAGGATTCCTAGAGAGAATGCCGCAGTTGATATCTTCACTCTGAACGAAGAATGGGCAATCTGTACAGACTTTGTGTTTAGCACATTCATCCTGAATAGTTTTCAAAGCGTCTAACAGTTTTTCATAGTTAACTCCGTTCTGTATCTTCCACATTTGCCGCTAAAATCCGAATAAGAAAACAGTTCCCACTCTGGCAGATCATCTGGTATAGTGCTTGCATGACGCATACATTCTGTATTTGTGCATTTAGATACATTATTTTCTTTACAGTAGTGATCATTACTTGCGTGACAGAAGCAGATATCACGGTATGTCATTTACTATTACCGTCCATAATAGCCCCGCAATAAGGGCAGAATTTATATTTTTTGCTACCGCCATGAATATTATAGGTGTAGATATGTACACGCTCACCGCATACGCTACAATCTCCTATGGGATGTTCAGGGTGTTCAATCCAGTATCCGTGTTTACGTTCTTCTATAATAGGTTCTTGATCTAAAATTTCCAGCATTTTATTTGCCATAATCATTTTGTTATAAGACCAATCAGCCCTATTCATGTCCATGCATAACATTAATTTAGCTTCTAAAGCATCTTTGCTAATCAATTCCATAATCTATTCGCACTCCTGACCTTAGCTATAAATTCAGACGGTCTACCAAAACTGTATTTCTTACTGGGGTTACAGTTACCACAAATAAAACTACCTAGGTATTTGCACTCGTGGCACCAGCCTATGTATTTGATTTTAGGCTTTTTCATGATTTACTTATCGCTTTAAAAAATGCTATAGCACTCATATATTCGTTGTAGTATTGCTGGTTTGGATCGCTGCCAGCTGCGCCATATACAGCTTCAATCCGTTCTTCAAAAGCCGCTAAATGATTACCGTTGTCGTCATTCCAGCAGCCGCAAATTACACGGTCATTAATGCTATCGTATGTTGTGCAACGATTAGCACTCCCACATCCTACTACTTGATAAATTCCATCCGGCAGGTCAGCACCTTGCAGGTCAGCATCTCGCAGGTCAGCATCTCGCAGGTCAGCATCTCGCAGGTCAGCATCTCGCAGGTCAGCACGTTGCAGGTTAGCACGTTGCAGGTTAGCACGTTGCAGGTTAGCACGTTGCAGGTCAGCACGTTGCAGGTCAGCATCTTGCAGGTAAGCACCTTGCAGGTCAGCATCTTGCAGGTAAGCACGTTGCAGGTTAGCACGTTGCAGGTTAGCACGTTGCAGGTCAGCACGTTGCAGGTCAGCATCTTGCAGGTAAGCACGTTGCAGGGTAGCAC